TGGCGACACCAAAATAACCATTTAGGGCTGACTCCTGCAATAGGTGTCAGCCCTAATTTTTCAATCGCTCAAAAAAAAGTTTAGCGGACAGTAATAATTAGATATGGAAGATGATGAATAGCAGAATTTTTGCTAACTTTGCGATATGACAAGCAAAGAATTTGATAAATGTGTAAATACCTCTCGCAAATCTGTCGGGAATGAATATGGCTGGAAGAAAAGCGGATACGTTAGCTATAAAATAGTTAATGGCTATTTCTTTTATCTATTACACCTTGTAAATGCCAGTATAGATTTACATGTTAAGCCATTTTACGCAGATGATTTGTGGTGTGATATTTTCCAGATACCAGAAGCCAAGAAACCGATAAGTTTGCGTGGCAATGGTGCATTTGCCTTGCCCGGAGAGTTCATTGCGTCTTATGATACTTTCCCTGGCAACAGTAAAACTTATTCCGAGTCAATTATTGGGGATATTTGGGAATCCGTATTTAATGAAATTGAATCGGATATATGTAATTTTATATCTAAAAATCCGTCTGCGGACCTGTATATGCCTCCTTCTACCAACGCTCGCGGTGACATCTCTTTATCATATCTTGTAGCACTGTTGCATAATAATAAAATATCAGAGGTAATCAATCTCGTTAATCTGGCTCGTCAAGAGGGTCAATGCTCTGGAATGGTCAAAGTCAAATTGTTTGAGAATGAAGAAAAAGACGGTTATTCTTTTATTTTAGATTATGCTAATTCTTTAAGTTAAACGCTTGTCTTTTACAGCATAGAACGGCTTATGTATCTTCGCGGTACATAAGCCGTTTTCTATGTCATATCCTAACGCTATCGAAGTATGCCGCACCGAACTCTTTACAAAAGAGGTCGAACTGCGCGAACGCTATCCGCAAGCTTTTGTGGATAAGGTGCTTCGTGTGCGCGAAATGTATAACTGGTTCATCGCAAACCCCGACGGCACCGACCGCGAATTTGTCGCCGAGGTATGCCAACGCCACGGAATACACCGCACAACGGCTTATTCCGACCTTGCCGTTGTCAAGTCCTTGCTCCCCATGCTCGGCAGCGCAAGCCGCGACTTCCACCGTTGGCGCACCAACGAAATGCTTATCGCAACTTACAAAATGGCCGAGAAGCGCAAGGACAGCAAGACTATGGAACGTGCGGCCACCGCCTACGGTAAGCTGAACCGCGTCGACCTCGAAGATGAACAGGCACTGCCGCTCGACCAAATACTCGTGCAGCCGTTCACCGCTACCGATGATCCGCGAGTCCTCGGCATCGAGCCTATCCCCAACATCAACGAGAAAATCTCGGCTATGATACAAAAGTATCGCGCCGAAACAATCGACATCGAAGATGTGGAATTTGAGGAAGTCGACCTCGAATTTGACCTGTTATTTCCCAAAAATGAAGAAAGCAAAAATGAGGGAGATTATAACAACGAGTAAGGCAAATAATCGGCTCTTTCTTCTTATCTGCTCTATGTTCGGGGGCATCTTCAATTCATTAACTTTTTTCAGTTGGCGACGAGAGTAGATACCTAACATTATAACGAGGCCGACGAACATAAGAACGCCGATTAGTAAGATTATTGCAAATAGTTCTCTACTCATAGTTATCTGAATTTTAGCAGCTCACCCTGCAAATTTACAAATTTTTCCAATATGGCCGACAAGAAAGTTTACTTTAACAAGCCCCAACGCCTAACGCAGCTTATCGGCGCGAACACCACAGTTATAGTCGCAGGGCGACGCACCGGCAAGACCGACAGCATCGCCGCACCATTTGTGCTGCGCAATATGCAGCGTATGCCCGGCTCGACAGGCGGCATCGTAGTGCCGACTTTCAAGCACGGATTGACTAACACAATCCCTGGCTTGCTCGCCGCGTGGAAACGCTGGGGCTTCATCGAGGGGGTGCATTATGTTGTCGGCCGAAAACCACCAAAGACTTTCAAGCAACCAATCATCGACCCGAAAGACTACGAACACGTCATTTCCTTTTACAACGGCAGCGTCGCCGTTATCATTTCGCAAGACCGACCGGGCAGCTCCAACTCACTGACCCTGTCGTGGCTGTTGGTCGATGAAGCCAAATTTATTGATTACGCCAAACTCAAAGACGAAACGCTACCGGCCAACGGCGGCATTAAGTCGCACTTCGGAAAGCACTCTTTCAATCACTCGATTATGATATTGAGCGATATGCCGCAGACCACCAAAGGCTCCTGGTTCTTGCACTACAAGGATAAAATGGACGCGGAGCTGATAGCCACCATTGAGGGCACCGTATATGAAATTTGGCGCACCAAGGAACGCATACGCTCCCTTAACGCCAACGGTAAACCCGTTCCGGCTCACCTCAAAGGCTACCTCCGCCGCCTCGACCGCAACCTTAACAAGATGCGGTCAGTCGCCGTGTATTATCGCGAGTATTCCTCAATCGAAAATTTGCAGCTTCTCGGCGAGAACTACATAAAGCAGATGAAGCGCGACCTTACACCTTTGACTTTCCAAACCTCTATCCTGTGCCAGAGGATCGGAATTGCAAAGGACGGTTTTTATTCCTCGATGCGCGAGGCCCACAAATACGATGCCAACGATAACCAATACCTCGACACCCTCGGCTATGATTACGACTTCGCCACGCTCGATGCGCGAGCCGACGCCGACGTTGACCCCGACGCGCCTATCTGCATCGGTATGGACTACAACGCCAATATCAACTGGATTGTCGCCGGTCAGCCACGCGACCGCCGCCTCAACGTCATTAAATCCTTTTACGTCAAATTCGAGCGCAAGATACCTGCGCTTATCGACGACTTCTGCCGCTACTACGCCACCCACCGCAACAAGACCGTAGTATTTTACTTCGATGCAACCGCCCTCGGCTCTAACTACGCCGTCAACGACCAGGACTTCCGTTGGTGGGTGGTGCACGAGTTCGAGCGCCACGGTTGGACGGTCGAGGCCGTATATCTCGGCAACCCTATGCGCAAGGAGGAAAAATACCTGCTCATCAACCAAGCCTTTGCCGGTAAGCAACGCCTGATGCCTTTTTTCAACCGCTCCAACAACGAAGACCTTATCCTCGCCATACAGTCAGCCGGAGTGCGCCGTGGCCGCAACGGCTTCGACAAAGACAAGTCCGGCGAAAAGCTCGCCGAGAGCGAAGAAGACCTGCTCGAACACCGCACCGACGGCACCGACGCTTTCGATACCCTCTACATCGGTTGTGAGAAATTTCCATACCGCGATGCGTTCAACCTCTCTATGTCGGGGGTGCTTTGACACCTGTTTGTGAGCATATTGCTTCCGTATTCCGGATTTTTTCGCTAATTTTGTATTCTTAAAATCTGGAATTTATGAAAACGCCTGATGAATTTTTCATACGCTTGCAGTTCTGCACCTTACAAAGTTCTCAAATCCTGTCGTCAAGTTAAGTATTAACGGGAAAGATGCTGAGTTTAAGGTGTCTAAACTACAAGGTACTTGACAATAACAAGACTTGGCTCGAAAACAAGCATAACTCAGCGATAAAAACAATACTAAATTTGTTGACTGGCTTTATTCATTGATATTTTCAAATAAAACGGTTATGAAGAAGTTGTTGATACTTTTTGTCTTATTCATGGTTGCTCTGACAACTTTCGCACAGGAAGAAAAGCGACCGTTCACAGCTACTCTTTATGGTGGCATATATCTAAACAATGAACAGGCTTGGACGATTGAGCCGTCTATTGCGTGGCATTTCCATAAATATATCGGTGTTGCTCTTGGTATGGAACTGACGTCACAATACAACCAACCGAGCCGTACAACTACGATAAACGGGCATGAAGCGAGTTTGGCGGATAATGAGAAAAACGTGGCATGGATTATATTCAAGCCATCTGTAATCTTCAAAACTCCGAACCTGCTCAAAAACAAAGATGATATTCGCTTGTGGTTTCAAGCCGAACCCGGCATCAGTCTTGCCTGCCCTTTTAGAAATTCACTGACCTATGATATTTATGATATTAAAGGTAATGTAGGCACAGTCGTAGATTATATGAAATTTCCGAACAAAGGGCTTGACTGGTTTTACTGGAACGCAAGACTTTCCGTAAATCTTTCTATTGACCGTTTTGTGATTGGTGCCGGATATGGCATATCCAACCTTGACTACTATTCCGGTCG